CATTTGGCGCATACACTATTGAAGCAGAAGATATTTATTCTTATGTGGCAATGCAAGAGCCAACACCATTAGCGGGTAGTACTATAACCATAGACAATGATGTTTTTAATAAAGTAAACGGAGTTTGTTTATTTTCAGCATTTCAAGGCAATGGAGTTATTCAGTTTTCAGGCGTAGGAATAATAGCGCACAATGGAGTTGAAAATTTAACAACACTAGCATACAATCAAGGCGATGTTATTAGTATCAAATACGTTGGAGAGGAAACTTACTATGTAGATATAGTAAATAAGTCAAGTAGTGGCGGTGGCACAGTAACTTCAGTCGGATTAACTATGCCGTCTGCTTTTACGGTAACAAATAGTCCTATAACATCAAGTGGCGACATAGAAGTTACAGGGGCGGGAGCAGTATCTCAATACGTTCGTGGCGATGGTACTTTGGCTAATTTTCCAACTTCAAGCGGTGGCGGTTCATCATTATCTTTTTATCTTAATGGTTCAGTTTCACAAGGCACGTTTGGAGGAGTTGCATTTAAAGAAATGGACAGAACACCAATTTTAGGTGCAGGTACAGATTTTACAATAAATGCAAATGGTTATATTCAATCGTTTATTACAGATGCAGGAGTACCAAATCAATTAGAGATACCAGCAGGAAATTGGAATTTTGAAACCTATTTTAGTGCTTCAAGTGGAGGAGGTTCGCCATCATTTTACGTTGAGTTATACAAATGGAATGGTACAACTTTATCTTTAATTGCTTCTAATTCTGCAACACCTGAGAATATAACAGGAGGTACAAGTATAGATTTATATGTTAGTGCTTTAGCAGTTCCACAAACTGCTTTATTAGCAACGGACAGACTAGCAGTAAGGATTTATGTTACACATAGTGGAAGAACTATTACGCTTCATACAGAGGATAATCATTTATGTCAAGTAATAACAACTTTCTCAACTGGACTTACTGCATTAAATGGACTTACAGCACAAGTACAAAATTTAGCAGTAGGAACAACAGGAACTGATTTTGCTATTAACTCTACTACATCAACTCATACATTTAATTTACCAACAGCGAGCGCAAGTAATAGGGGTGCTTTAAGTTCAACAGATTGGACTACATTTAACAACAAACAAAATACATCAACATTATTAGTTGATAGCATTGATAAAGCTATTTTAAGAAATAACTATTTTTGGTTTTTGCCTTATATTATAAGTAATGGAGCTTTGTCTTCTTTTGCAAATTCTGAGAGAATCTCATCTGCATCTTTTATTTTGTTATTAAATAGCAATCTTTTAAGAGGAATGGTTACTTTTTCAACTACTGCAACAGCGGGTACAATAGCATCAATGAGACGAAATGACTCTTTGCAATTGCAAGGTTATGAATGTAAGTTTACTCGTAAAATACAATTTAATTCAAATGTTTCAGGACAGCGTTTCTTTTGCGGAATAAGTAAAGGGAATCAATTTGCTATTGCTACAAACGTAGAGCCTAACACACTAACCGATATAGTTGGAGTTTGTCAGTTGTCTACTTCTACTAATATGCATATTGTTTACAATGATGCTTCGGGAACTGCTACTACATCGGATTTGGGTAGTTCATACCCTTGCAATGATTCACAATATAACTATTATATTACAGTTGAGCAAACAACAACAAGCTATATTATAACAGTTGAAAGAGTAACGGTTGCAACAGGAGCAAGTATATCAACTTCATTAACTACAAGTACAAATATTCCAAACTATGCAACGGGTGTAATTCAATTATTCACATTTATAACTAATAACGCTACTGCATCAATAGCAAGTTATTTAGATGGCGGATGTATAGGTTCATTTAAAAATTAAAACTATGTATTATAAAAATTCAAAATACCAAATCTTTGATGCTGACAATAATCTTGTAGTAATGCAAGAGGGAACAGCCCAATACAACGCATATTTAGCCTATTTACAGAACGATGGGGAGTTGTTTGATACTTCCTTTGAGATTGCAATTAACGAGGTCGCAAACGTGAGTGATATAGTTATTGATTTGCTCACTAAACAAGTTGAAACATTGACTACTCAAGAGAAAACAGATTTATTAGAAAACCTTTTAACTACATAATATGAATTTTTTTTACGAATATTGGCAGACAATTATAGCAACATTAGCAGCTCCAGTAGCGTGGTTTTTTGGAGGTAGAGCAAAGCAAAGACAAGACGCAGTTTCCACTATGAAAACAATGTATGATGACTTCTTAACGGTTTATAAAAATCGAATGGATGAAGTAATGCGAGAAGTTGTTGAAATGAAAAAACACAATCTTACACTACAAACAGATTTTAATAACATTCAAATGAGTTATGCGAAAGAAGTTGAGAAATCTCAAAATTGGGAAAAATTACATAGTGAGTTAAATAAAAAATACACTGATTTAAAAGGACTTTACGAAAAATTAAAAACAGATTTTGATACACATAAAAAACAAACCAAATGAAGCTAGATGAAAACGGTTATAAACTTTTAATGGGGTTTGAGGGTTTATCTTTAAAGCCTTATTTATGTAGTGCTGGAGTTGCTACTATTGCGTATGGAAGTACTTTTTATCCTAGCGGTAAAAAAGTAACAATGCAAGATGCTCCTATAAATTTAGCTACTGCTAATTGGATGCTAAAAGCTACTGCTGATAAATTTGCTATTGATGTAAACAAACTAATCAAAGCAAATATAAATCAAAACCAGTTCAATGCTATTGTATCACTATCGTATAACATCGGACTTGCGGGACTTGCTAAAAGTTCATTATTAAAAAAAGTAAATGCTAATCCTAGTGATCCGACAATTAGAAACTCGTTCTTAATTTGGAATAAAGGAGGTGGAAAAGTACTCGATGGACTGACCAAACGACGTACAAAAGAGGCGAATTTGTATTTTGCATAGATAAATGGTTATATTTGTTGAAACTTAAACAACAAATTATGAGCGTAAAAGGAAATCAAAACGGAGCAACTTACAAAAAGGATATAGTTTTATCTTATATTATTAAGTTCCCAAAAGCTACAACAATGGCTATTTCTAGGATGATTTTTAATGAAAACCCTTTAGATTTTAAATCGGTAGAAAGCGTAAGAAGTAGCGTTAGACAGTATCGAGGCGAGGCTTTTAAAAATTCAACAGTATCTCCTAATGGAGTTAGAACACCCGAAGAAAAAAAATTAGCAATGCTAAAAAAGATTGAACTTCCTCAAAGTGATTATTCTAAAATTGATCCTTTCATTATTCCTAGAGGTCAAAACAATATCTTAGTTTTATCGGATATTCATTTACCTTATCACGATAATAAAGCATTAGAATTAGCTTTGAATTACGGTATAGAGAATAAAGTAAATGCGGTTTATTTGAACGGAGATACAATAGATATGTATCAAGCGAGTAGATTTATTAAAGATAGGCGATTAAGAGATTTAGCAGGAGAGTTAGAAATGACTAGAGAATTTTTAAAAACACTACAAGAGCAGTTTAAATGTCCTATTTATTTTAAGATAGGAAATCACGAGGCACGTTGGGAACAATTCCTTATGTTAAAAGCACCTGAATTATTAGGAATAGACGATTTTAAACTAGAGCAGATATTAAGGTTTAGAGAGTTTGGTATTACTTTAGTAAAAGATAAACAAATAGCGATGGCGGGAAAACTTCCAATACTTCACGGACACGAATGGTATGGAGGATTTGCTCCACCTGTTAACCCCGCAAGAGGTTTGTTTTTAAAAGCTAAGGAAAGTGCATTAGTAGGACACCACCATAGAACAAGCGAACATACCGAAAAGACATTAAGCGGACAAGTTGTAACAACGTGGAGTACTGGGTGTTTATGTGGTCTTGAACCTGAGTATGCACCTTACAACAATTACAATCACGGATTTGCTCATATTAAAACTGATAAAGAGGGCAACTATGAGTTAAAAAACATACGTATCATTAACTATAAAATTGTGTAATGAGCCAATCACCACTACAACGTATTCAAAGAGTAATGAGGTTCTATCATTCGAGAGGACAAAACCGAGAATTAGCAAATGAAGTATATCGTAAAATAATTAAATCTAAATTAAAATGAAAATTAAATATTTATCAATTTCTATTGTAACGGCGTTAATCGCCGTAATATGCCTAACTTCCTGCGGAGCAAAAACAATTAATAAAGAAGAAAAGAAAACCGATAGCACTGCAACCGCAACACAAGTAATTAAAACAGATAGCACTTCCACAGATAGCACTTCAATTAAATTTGATGTAGTAAGTGAGGAAATAATTATCGAGGCAGTTGATTCTACTAAACCTATTGAGATAACCAACAACGAGGGAAAAGTAACTCGTTACAAAAACGCTCGTTTAAGCCACAAAAAAAGAAAAGACAATACAATAGTAGTAAATGAGAAAACAGTCGCTAAAATAGTAGTTGATTCGCTCACAAACGAGATTGAAGTAAATAAGGTTGAAAGCAGTAAGATAGTTTACAAGGAGCAGTTTAACTGGAGTACTTTTATTTTGCAGTTATGG